CAGAAGAAATAAGTAGATGTTCTGATTTAAAAACATGGGGTACTGGAGAATTGGTTGCAAAAGTGATTGATTCTGGTAAATTAAACCCTCCACCAATTTATGCTTAGAAAAATAATTGAACTTAACGATATATTTATATAATAAAATTAATCGATTTAAAAAAATACAAAAATGGGAAAATTAAGACCAATTGGAAGTGAAAAACTTGAAGGTATTGATAAAATAAGTCGTATCATGGAAATTGCCAGATACAAAGAACACATACCAAATCCAATAAATGAAGATAAAAGTGTTGAATATAAAATCACTTTAGCGGATGGTAAAAATTATCAGATACACAAAGAAAAATCAGGTTATGTTATTAAAAGAACTATAACCGAATCAACATCAGATGTGGATTATGTTGAACCTATGAAGAATAGAAAATATTATTCTTCTTATTCTCAAGCATTTAAAAGATTAAATTTAATGGCGAAAGAAGTTAATGTTAATGAAAATTTTGATAAAAATATTTCATTGTTCAGCGAAAGTGCTGGTGTTGCCGATGAAGCTAAAAAATATATTTTGAAAGTTAGTGCTAATGAACAGGATGTTCCTGCTGAAACACCTGCATCTCCGTCACCTGCGCCGGTATCTGTTCCTACACAAGAACCAGCTCCAATTGAAGAACCAATGGAACCCGAAATGGATATTGAGACTGATGTAGAGACTGAGGTTGAACCTGAAGATGAAGAAGTTGTAACATTCAAGACAATTGAAAAATTAACCGGTAAGTTAGGTCAAAAAATTAGAGAATTTTTATCAAATGAAGAAAATCAAATGTCATCAAAAGATATTAAATACGTTGTTAATTCAATACTTTCAGCCTTAGAATTAAATAAATTAGACTCTGAAGATAAGGAAGAAATTGTTGCCAAGTTTGAAGGTGGAGAAATGGGTTCTGAAGAGACAGAAATTGAACCGGAAATGGAAGTAACTCCTGAAGTTGAACCAGAAACTGGTGTTGAAATGGAAGAAGAATTGACATCAAAGGATGCTAAAACGATGATGAAAGATATATTCGGAGAAGAATCGGATATTGAAGCAGAACCAAAAGAAAGAAAAATAAAACACCATAGTATGACTGATAAAGAGTCGGCTAAAGTTGAGGAAATGATTGAAGGTATGTTCACCGAATCAAAAGTTGATAATATTTTGAAAAAATATTTTAGAATTGATGAAAAAGAAAAAAGATTATTAGAAGAAAAAAGAGAAAAACAAGTTATTTCTGATAAAGAAACTTCTAAAGTTAATAATAGAATAAAAAATCTTTCTGAAAGTATTTCTCAAGAAATATCGTCTAAAAAACTTTATAAAAAATACCCAAATGCTAAATTTTTAGGTAAATCAACAAATCAAAATTTAGTTTTTGAGGTAGGAAATAAAAAGTTAAGAGTAACCACTAACGGAAACGTAAAATGAGTTATTTAATTTATGTAAATGAGTTAGGTCCGAACTATAAAGGAGATAATATATACGAATTTATATTCTCTGAAAATTTGGATAATATTTGGGGAGAACAATGGGAGTCAAAACCAGCAAATGGTTACCCTTATCCTCCTGACCTATCACAAATACATAAAGTGGGTGTTCTAAAAAATGATTCTGTAACATTATCGGTTATACAAAAATCTGATGTTTTTTCTATGATTGATGCAATTGATGATGTAATATCATTAGCTTGGGAAAATGAATCTGAAGAAGTCAACTTCAGTGTTAAAAAAAGATTAGTCTTTAGGTTTGGAGAAACTGAAGAGATAGTAAAAAATAAATTATATGAACGTGATATCGTTCTTGAATTTGAAAAAAAAGTAGTTTATGAACACCAATAAGAAAGTTTTGGATTTGATAAATCACGGAATTAGTGGTAAATTTCTTTCTAAATTAACAGAAAGTCAAATTAATATTGTACATAGCAAATTAATGGAATCTAAAAAAGAAAATAAAGAAGCGGTAACTAAAACATCGACAACAACAACTTATGATTTAAGTAATCAGTCTGATATTAGTGCGGCTAATAAATCTTTACAAGGTGTTGCAACCATTGACCCTAATCAGAAAAAATTAATTGTAACAAAAGAAGAAAATGAAATGGATGAAGATTCTTCTGGTGATTTGGATTTAGCTTTAGCCTTACAATCAAAAGAAATGACTGAAAAAAAAGAAATAGAAGAAAAATTCGAATCTAAATCACAACAAAAATATTTTTGGGCTAGATGTAATAGAAGTAAAGGTAAGGAAAAAACAAAATGGTGTAATATGGCTAAAGAATTTTCTGAAAAAACATCAAAAAAAGATTACAAAAAAATGCCAGAAAAATTACATCCCGAAAAAACGGTAAAAGTAAAAAAAGAACAAAAAGAAGGTTTTATGGATATGGTTGGTAAAGGTTTAACTAAAGCTAATTTGATGAACTTAGATAAAGTTTCACCAAGTGTTAAATGGGAAAGTCAATTAGAAAAAAGAATTTCTCAAATTGTTGAAAAACATTTGAACCCTAAAATGACAAAAGGAGAGTTATTGAAGTTTGTTAAGGAACAAAAAACTAAGGAATCCCCTACAACAAAACCAAAAGAACCAACAACAACACCTAAAGAACCAAAACATGACCCAGATAGTCCTTATAAGGTAAAACCGGGAACAAAACCGGCACCAAAAGCGGAAACTAAAGAACAGGCGGCTCCGACAACAAAACCAAAAGAACCAACAACAACACCTGGAACTAAGGAACCTGTTAGAACACCTAGTACACCATATCAACCAAAAACTAAACCAGCACCAAAGGCTCGTAAGACTGATATGCCAAATTGGTTAAATTTTAAAACAGTAGGAATTAAATTAAAGTAAAATGAGTTTGAATGCTAAAATAGAACAAATAATTAGGCTCAAAAATAAATTAGAGTCAAAATTAATTTCAGAAGGTTTAACAAAAACAGAAAGAGGTTTATTAAATGAGATTAAAAATAATCTTAATGAAGCTCCTATTGATTATGAAGGACCTGAGAGAATGGAACCAGGAATTGAGAGAAAGATTACTCAAAAACAAACACCTTATTCTGAACATCCGGCTATACCAACTGGTGATAAAGATTTTGTTGAACTAATTGCTTCTAAAAGATTTAAAGACTCAGTTGAAAAAGTTAGAAGATATCTTGGTGATACTGCGGTATTACAAGGGTCAAATTCATTAATGAGATTAATGAGTATGGCAATGGGTGCTTTACAACAAATAATTCAAATAGAAAGTCGTAATAAAGAATATCTTGAAAATTTAGCTGTCGATTTGGTTAAAAAAGAATTAGGTATTCCTGAAGGTTCTTTACAATTTGATGCTAAATTAGTTCATAGACCGATGAGTTCGGCGGAAGGTATGAGAAAAACTCCTGATATGCCTGATGAAGAAGATGTTGAGGAGGCGTTTAAACACCAAGATGATTTGGAAGAATTTGCAGATGCTTTTGAACAATTTAATTTAGAAAGAGCAAAAAGAAGATTTATAAATTCATTAATACAAGGTGCGGCTTTTAAAGGTGGTCATATGTATGTTTTGATGCAAGACGAATTAGACAGATTAAATCCTGGATTGTTCAATCTTTATGGTGTAAATCAAGCATTAATGGAGCATTTATATTGGGTTTATCCTGATATGGAAGGAATGGCGGGTTCAGGTGAAGGTCAAATGGGACAAAGTGAGATTGATGACCAAACAGACCCTCCAACAGTAAAAGCTAGAGCGGCAACCTTTCCATTATTAGTTCACGAGTTAGTTAAAGGTGTATATGAAATTTTTGGTACACACGGGTTACCTGATGACCCAAAACAATCTGAAATGGTTATGGGTGCTGAAGATACATTACCGGGTGAAATATGGGATTCAAGATTAGGTCCAATATTTTGGGAAAAATTCCAAGAATCTTATCCTAATGATTTATTTGAGGAAGATAAACGACACATCCAACATTATCTATTTGTAAGATTCTCAAGACTATCTGCTGAAGAATTTATGAGGATAGCTAAATTAATTTTATCTGGTGACTCACAAGGTAAACAATTTATACAGAGAATGGTTGATGAGATTGTTGCGGATTTAAGAAAACAAGAATACGAAAAAACAATGTCCGATTACGATGATGAAGACGAAGATGATTTGGATGATATTGACTTAAGCTCATTAGGTCTTTAATATCTATAAAAATCTATGTCCAACTTATCGAAAGAACAAGTAATGTTAGAGTATGTGAAGTGTATGAAAGATACACCATATGCGTTAAGAACTTACTTACAAACATATGACAACACAGTCCAAAAATACGTTCCACTAGAACTATTTCCTGACCAAATTTCATTATTAGAAGATTACGAAAGTTTTAATGAAAACATTGCATTAAAATATCGTCAAGCTGGTGTATCAACAGTTACTGCCGCTTGGGCTTCAAAAAAATTGGTCTTTGCAAAAAAACAAAAACCTGAGAAAATACTTATAATCGCTAATAAACTTGATACTTCTCAAGAAATGGCGAATAAAATAAGAGCATTTATTAGTCAATGGCCTGCATGGGTTGGTATTGATTTTGCTCCTGAAAAAAATTCACAAAAACATTATAAATTAACTAATGGATGTGAGGTTAAAGCTGTGGCAACATCAAAAGATGCTCTCCGTGGTTTTACACCAACAATATTAGTATTTGACGAAGCCGCCTTTATTGAAGCCGATAATGATTTTTGGGCTGCGTGTATGGCGTCATTGTCAACGGGTGGTAAAGTTATTGTTATTTCAACACCAAACGGTCAAGACCCAATTTATTATGAAATCTATGACCAAGCATTAAGAGGAATGAATGATTTCAAAATATCTGAAATGTTTTGGTATAAAGACCCAAGATATACTAAGGATTTATATTTTGTTAAAACAACAGATATAATTCATTATTTGTTAAATAAAGAGGATTATCCAAAAGACGGTATATTAAGTTGGAATCATATTCCATATGAACAAAGAAATTATGTAGAACTCCAAATGATTTTAACCGATGGATACAAACCATGTTCATCTTGGTTTGAAGGAATGGTTAAAAAGTTGAAATATGACAAAAGAAAGGT